CTGAAGCCCCCTCTCCCCCCGGCTCGCGTAAGGGAGATCAACAGTGCCGCCACGTGCCAAAATGTCGGCCGTCGTCGCGCGGGGGGATCGACGGAAATCTCTGGAAGCAATTCGGGATCATCTGGCCACCGAGCTAGAGGATTCCCCAGCCACTGTGGCGATCGCGCCGATGGCCAAGGAACTCCGCGCGGTGATCGAAGAGCTTGACTCTCTCCCGCTGAGCAAGGAGGAGTCGAAGGTTGACGACCTCACTGCAAAGCGGGAGTCTCGCCGGGCGGCTGCTCGGCGCGCGCAGGCCGCGGATCTGTAACTACCCCCTCTACTCGTCCTCGGCCGGGTCGGAGGCGATCGAGCTCGCTGCCTCCGCTGGCCTGCTGCTGGACGGCTGGCAGGGCGACATCCTGACTGCGGCGCTCGGGGAGCGTGCGGACGGCACCTGGTCCGCCTTCGAGGTCGCGATGCTGATCAGCCGGCAGAACGGCAAGGGCAGCGTGCTGGAGGCCCGGGCCCTGGCTGGGCTGTTGCTCTTCGACGAGCGGCTGATTATGTGGACGGCGCACGAGCTCAAGACCGCGATGGAGGCGTTCCGCCGGGTCGAGGAGCTGTTCATGGGGTCCGACGACCTGCGGCGCCGGGTGAAGAAGGTTTCCCACGCCAACGGCGACGAGGGCATCGAGCTACGTAATGGCGCCCGGCTGCGGTTCGTGGCCAGGTCGAAAGGTTCCGGCCGTGGGTTCTCCGGTGACTTCGTGGTGCTCGACGAGGCGTACGCGCTAACCGCGGAGCAGATCGAGGCGCTGATGCCGACGATGTCGGCGAGGCCGAACCCGCAGATCTGGTACGCCTCATCCCCACCTCTGGACGCCGAGACCGGCTCGCAGCTGATGTCCGTCCGCCGGCGCGCGCTGGCCGGTGCCGAGCGGCTGGCGTACTTCGACTGGGGCGCCGCCGGCGAGCTCGAGGATCTGTCCCGGCTTGATCTGGACGACCACCAGCTATGGGCGCAGACGAACCCGGCCTACGGCATCCGGGTGTCTGAGGAGTTCATCGCGATGGAACGGTCGGCGATGTCGCCGGCCGGGTTCGCACGGGAACGCCTCGGGGTGTGGCCGCGGGACGACGAGGGCGCTGGAGCGGTCATCGACCAGAAGGCGTGGCACGCGCTGTCTGCGCCGGAGCCGGAGTCGCGCACAGCGGTCGCGTTCGCGGTGGACGTCACCCCGAACCGGGACCACGCAGCGATCGGGGTGTTCACCCCAGGACCTGACGACGTCGGCAACCTCGCGATCGTCGAGCACCGGTCGGGCACCGACTGGGTAGTCGCCCGGCTGGTCGAATTGAAGACGCAGTACAACCCGATCGCGATCGGGATCGACGGCAAGGGGCCGGCGGCGAGCCTGCTGCTTGACCTGGACAAGGTCGGAATTCGGCCTCCGGAATCCTCAGCCAAACCGAAGTACGGCGACCTTGCGGTGAGCAACGCCCAGGACATGGCCGCCGCGTGCGGGCAGCTGGTCGACGCGATCCGGCAGTGCCTGGTCAGGCATCAGAGCCAGCCGATGCTCAACCTCGCCGTGGTCGGGGTGAAGACTCGCCCGCTGGGTGACTCCTGGGCCTGGGCTCGGCGTACTGCCACGCAGGACATCAGTCCCCTCGTCGCTGTCACTCTCGCCCGCTGGGCCTATCAGGTCCGGGCCGAAGCGCTCTCCGACTACAACGTCCTTGAATCGGTGTGGTGAGGGGGACCTTTGAAGTTCCCCGATCTCCGCTTCTGGCGCAGGACTGAGGAGCAGCGGGTCATCACCGGCCTGCCGTGGGATGTCGGCGGCCAGTTGCCGGTCAAGCCGGTCACCACGGATCAGGCGCTGTCGCTGGTGCCGGTGTTCGGCGCGGTCCGGCTGTTGGCGTCGCAGATCTCCACGCTGCCGTTGCAGACGTACCGGAAGGTCGGCGACAGCCGGACGAAGATCCCCACCGGGTCACTGTTCACGAATCCGTCCGCGCACGGCACCTCGTACGCGTGGCTGCACCGCTGTGTCACATCGCTGGCGCTTCGGGGTAACGCCTACGGCCTGATCACGGCTCGGGACAATATGGGCTACCCGACGATGATCGAGTGGCTGCACCCGGACCATGTTCAGGTGGAGGACCAGGCCCTGTCCGGACCGGGTTCGTACTCGCAGCCGATCTGGTACTGGATGGGCCGCATCGTGCCCACTGAGGATCTGGTGCACATCGCCTGGTTCACGGTGCCTTACCGGGTCAAGGGGCTGTCGCCGATCGAGGCGTGCGCGGCAACCATCTCCACGGGCGTGTCGGCGCAGGTGTACACGGCGGACTGGTTCAACAACGGAGCCGTCCCGCCGGGGAAATTCAAGAACACCCAGAAGACCGTGTCGCAGCCCGAGTCGGATGAGATCAAGGCCCGGCTCACCGCGGCGATCCGGTCCCGTAAGCCGCTGGTGTATGGGGCGGACTGGGAGTACGACCCGATCGCGGTGGCCGCGAACGAGGCGAAGTTCATCGAAACGATGCAGCTCAACGCCACGCAGATCGCGTCGATCTACGGGATTCCGCCGGAGATGCTGGGCGGTTCGACGGGGAACTCGCTGACGTACAGCACCGTCGAGCAGAACTCGATCAACTTTGTGAAGTTCACCCTTCGGCCGTGGCTGGAGTTGCTCGAGGAGACCTTCTCGCAACTGCTGCCCCGGCCGCAGTACGTGAAGTTCAACGTCGACGCGCTGCTCCGCGGTGACCTTACAACCCGGATGACGGCGTACCAGACGGCCCGGCAGATCGGCCTGAACAACATCGACGAGCTGCGGAACCTTGAAGACTGGGCGCCGATCCCCGGCGGCAAGGGCAAGGATTACGAGCCCCTGCTGGTGCAGGTGGCGGCGGCGCGCGGCATCGACGCCGCGCAGGTCAAACAGGGCGACCAAGCGACCGGGCAACCACCGGATCAGATTCCGCCGGACCAGGCGCAGCGGTATGCGGAGGATGATGCCGGCCCAAAAGTCTGGTCCTCCTCCATGGGCGGCGAGGAACGCACCAAGCGAAGGTTGCTGACCGGGGCTGAGGCCGCCGTGCGGCTTATGGCCCGACGGCACGACCCAGCCGACCCGGCGGCGATGCGTCACTTCAATCCGAACGAGCCCCGTATCCCCGGCGGCCCGCACGGTGGCGAGTGGGGTTCTGGTGGCGGGGTGTCACACGTGCTGAAGGATGCGCTGAATCTCGACGGGAGGATCGACCTCGCACACGACGAGAAGCTGGTCGGCTCCGCCAAGATCGACGGTGATGTCGGCGGCATTCGCATGGCGCTCACCGAGCAGGGCGGCCACCGGACGCTCCGACTCGGCCTCGGCGGCGAGGACTACGGCAAGCGCAACCGCGATGAGGGAATCCCGGCATGGGATGGGAATCCGTCTAAGTCTCCGCTGTCCGATGCGGACCGGAAACGGCTCGATGCGGAGTCCGAAGCCCTCGATGCTGAGTATGAGTCGGCCAGTCCAGCGCGGCAGGAGCAGATCGACGCGCAACAGGCCGACATTCGCGAGCAACTGGCCGCCGACGACCGAGGGTTCAACGGCACGGCCCAACTTGATGACTACGGGATGCGGCGTCTTGCCGACCTGATCCGCCCAGCCCTGGCTGATGCGGTGGAGCAGGATAAGAGGCAGAACGACGCCTGGGACGAAATCGAAGCCCTTGAAGCGAAGGGCAACCCCGACCCGGCTCGCATGGAGCGGCTCCGCGAAATCGCGCGTGCGGACGCCACGGACTACCTCACCTTCGCCCAGGGCATCGTTCCCGGTTCGGCCTGGGGAGACGTGCATTTCTCGGTCGAGCTGGACGATCCGTCCATTGGCCCGTACGTGAAGCTTGGGGTGCAGCCGAAGGGCGCACCCGACGACTGGGGCACTGGTCTCGACTGGCAGGGCCGGTTCGACGCCGCGGAAACGAAGAAGTTCCTGAAGCTGCTCGGCCAGTACGCCAGCACCTCCGCTTCCCGTGCCGCCGGCCACGACACCACCCCGGGCCGCGATGAACTCCACCACTACTGGACCAAGGGTCCTGGGTTAGCGAAGTGGGTTGAGTCGCCGACACCGTGGACCACGCTGTACCACCACTTGCTGAAGTACATGGCCCCAGGCAAAGCCAAGCGGGTAACCAGCGCGTGGTTTACCGAGGTCATGGGCTTCTCGAGCGGATCGGATCTGAATCGAGTGACGCACGGGAAGCCGCCGCGCGGCAAGGTCGTCGGACCGGGCTGACGGAAGGGACGGCAAGAACGATGGCGGAACTCTCGACACAGTCGATCAACGACCTGCCCGACTCGGCGTTCGCCTACATCGAGCCAGGCGGCACGAAGGACGCCGAAGGCAAGACCGTTCCCAGGTCGAAGCGACACTTCCCGATCCATGACAAGAGCCACGTCGAGAACGCGCTGAGCCGCGCGCCCCAGTCCCCCTTCGGCGACAAAGCCATGCCTGCCATCACGGCGGCCGCTAAGAAGTTCGGAATCACCGTGGGCGACCAGCCTGCTAGAAGTTTTGAGGAGTCCGGTATGAGCGCCGTGGAGCGCCGGTTCACGCTGATGACGGTTGAGCTCCGCGCCGCCGCCGGCGAACCCCCCCGCATCGGCGGGTACGCGGCGATGTTCAGCCGCGTCTCCCAGAACCTCGGCGGTTTCGTCGAGGTCGTCGAGCGGTCCTTCTTCAACAAGAGTCGCGGCGACGGCTGGCCGGATGTGATGGCCCGCTACAACCACGACGACAACATGCTGCTGGGCACCACCGGTGCCGGCACGTTGCGGCTGTCGATCGACGACACCGGCCTGGACTACAACGTCACCCCACCGCAGTCCCGTTCGGATGTGCTGGAGCTGGTGCAGCGCGGCGACGTGCGGAAGTCGAGCTTCGCGTTCCGCACCCCGTCAGGTGGGGACGAGTGGGGCCTGTCCGAGCAGGGCTACCCGATGCGGCATCTGATCACCGGGCAACTGGTGGACGTTGCGCCGGTCAACGCCCCCGCGTACCTGGACACCACCGTGGGGCTGCGGTCCCTGGACCCGTCCGAGGTACGCAAGCTCGGCATCGGCCCGGAAGCCGCGTACCGGTCGCTGGCCCTGCGGATGGAAGCCGACTTCGAAGAGGTCCGCGCGGCGGCCGACGAGAATGACCTGCGCCGGTTCTTCGCCCGCACCGACAACCGCGGCCCCGCGGCGAAGCCGAAGCCCCGCACGTTCGGCCCCGCCGCCGCGGCCGCGCTGCTGGCCCGTCGTACTGACCCCTGGGCGTAGCGACGCGGCAGGCCGCAAGCCACCGCTGACCCCGCCCCTCCTGTTTCTGTCCACCCGCGTCCCCGCACCGGCAGGCCGACAGCCACCGCCGCGACGGATGCCGATTTCGCACGCACCTGAGGCAGGGCGCCACCCACCTCGCGCAGTCATCCATCAACAGCCAGGAAAGGAACTCGCTGTGAGCGAGATCGCTAACCGGCTGCGCGATCGGCGCCAGAACGTCTGGAATGAGGCCAAGGCCCTCACCGATCTCGCATCCGACGAGAACCGCAACTTCTCCGCTGAGGAACAGGGCAAGTGGGACGTCCTCAACGAGGAGATGGACAAGCTCGACGCGCGCATCAAGGAAGCGCTGGACACCGAGCAGCGGATGAAGGACAACGACGCCGCGTTCGACCGTCTCGCCGGCAAGCCAGTGCAGGGCGGCCGAGTTCAGGACTCGAAGGAAGTCAGCGAGTTGCGCGCGTTCATGCGCGGCGACCCGGGTGCCCCGAAGTCGTTCGAAGTTCGGCGTGAGGGCCTGGTCCCGGCCGACTTCCGTACCCTGTCGAAGCTGACCTCGGGTGCCGGTGGTTCGACCGTACCGATCAGCTTCTACGACCAACTGATGGCGCACCTTATTGAGGTGTCCGCGATCCTGCAGGCCGGGGCGACGGTGCTGAACACCGACTCCGGCGAGACGCTGCAGGTGCCGAAGACCACCGGCCACTCCTCGGCGGCGCTGACCGCTGAGGCGGCGCAGTTGACCGCGTCGGACCCGGTGTTCTCTCAGGTGTCCCTGGGCGCCTTCAAGTACGGCACGTTCATCCAGGTCTCCACGGAACTGGTCAATGACTCCGGCGTGGACCTGCAGGGCTACCTGGCGATGCAGGCCGGCCGGGCGCTGGGCAACGCGCTGGGCGCGGCGCTCATCACCGGTACCGGTTCGACGATGCCGCTGGGTATCACCGCCTCCACGTCGCTGGGTGCGACCGGCCCGACCGGTCAGTCCGGCGGACTGGGCCCGACATCGGCGACGGCGAACAGTGGGGCGGACTTCCTGTTCGACCTGTTCTACTCGGTGATCGCCCCGTACCGGGCGTCGCGGGCCTGCGCGTGGATCGTGAAGGACTCCACGATGGCCGTCCTGCGGAAGATCAAGGACACCACGGGTCAGTACATCTTCCAGCCCTCCCTGGTGGCCGGTACGCCGGACACGATGATGGGCAAGCCGATCTACACCGACCCGTTCATGCCCGCGGTGGCGACCTCGGCGAAGTCGATCATCTTCGGCGACATCAGCCAGTACTTCGTGCGGCTGGCCGGCGGGGTGCGGTTCGAGCGGTCGAACGAGTTCGCGTGGCAGAACGATCTGGTGTCGTTCCGGGCCATCATCCGCGGCGACGGTGTGCTGGTCGACCAAACCGGAGCCGTCAAGCATTTCATTGGGGCCAGCACGTAGGAACTGCCCCAGTCTCTTCTCGGCCCGGAGTCACCGACTCCGGGCCGAGCCATATCCAAAGGAGTCGCCATGGCCCTCACGAAGGCCAACACCACCGAGACCCGGGGTGCGACGGGCATCCCGAACATGGACCCGGTATCCGTCGCGCAGGGTGGGCCCGAGGGCGTCGGCGGTTCCGGGAACACGGTGAACCCGCCGCGGGTCAAGGCCACCGAACCCGCCGGCACCGGCACCCCCGGCGCCGGGTCGAACACCGACCTGTTCAACCCGTGGAACGGCAACAAGGCGTTCGAGAACACGGCCGCTGACTCGGAGACCGGTGAGACCGGTTCGACGTCGCAGGGCAACCAGGGTCCGTCGAACGTGAACGCGGGCTACCCGGCGCCGAACCACCTGATCACCGGAACCCACCTGCCGACGACGCCGAGCGACAAGCCGACCGGCTCGGGTCGCATCATGCGCGGCGGCCGGGGCCGGCCGGGCAAGTAACCAGTCGTCCGAGGACGGCCGCCCACATCGGCCGTCCTCGGGCACCTATGTGGGAGGTGAAACGTGCGCTTGTTCTGGCGTGACATGCAGGTCGGCGACGGGCCGTTCATCAACACGTCGCTGACGGAGCGGGAGACCGCCGAGCTTCAGCGGTTGGCGAAGGACGCCGAGGTGCTGGAGGTTGGTACCGCCTACGGCTACTCCACGGTGGCGCTGGCCCTGGTCGCGAAGCGGGTCACCGCCGTCGACCCGCACCTGACCCACGGCTCCCTCGGGGATGTACACGAGAACGTCCGGGCCTACGGCGTCAGTGACCGGGTTGCTGTCATCCAGTCCTACAGCCAGCACGCGCTGCCGGCACTGTTCTACGAGGGCCGCAGGTTCGACCTGGTCTGGATCGACGGAGATCACACCGCCGAGGGTGTCGAGCATGACGTCACCTGGGCGATGAAGCTGCTCAAGCCGGGTGGGGTAATCGCCTGTCACGATTACGACGAGGTCACCTGCCCCGGCGTCCGGATGGCGCTGGACAAGCTGTTCGGCGGTCCGGGGAAGCTGACTGACACGCTCGCTGTGTATCAGTTCACCCTGCCGGAGGGCGGGATCGTCGGGGAGCACGGCCCCGAGAAGTCCATCCCATCAATTTCCGGCGTGGTGCTTCCTCGGTGAAGGCCGCGGTCATCGGCGCCGGCATCTTCGGATGCGTTACAGCGGTTGAGCTCGCCCGCAACGGCTTCGAGGTCGACCTGTACGAGCGGCACGGCGACATCCTGCTGGGTGCCAGCCGAGCCAACCAGGGCCGGCTGCACCACGGCTACCACTACCCCCGCGCCGGCGTTGACATGCGGCCGAACGCCCGCCGCTTCGCCGACCGGTTCCCCGACGCGATCCGCCATAGCGCACGGCAGTACTACTGCGTCGCCGCCGAGAGGTCGCGCCTGACGGGTCCTGAGTACCTCGACTTCTGCCGCAGGACCGGGCTGCCGTTCCAACGGCACACCCCCAGCGTCGTGCAGGCCGAGTCGGTCGCCGAGTGCATCCGGGTACCCGAGTCGTACGTCGACATCCGGGCCCTGCGCGGACTCCTGTCCAGCCAACTACACCGGGCCGGGGTACGACGCCACCCCCACACTGCGGTCCAGCCGGAAGAACTGGGCCACGACTGGGTAGTCCAGGCCACCTACGGCCAGCCCTGGTCTCAGCCGTTGCGGTACGAGGTGTGCGAGACGGCGCTGATCCGGCTCGGTCAGCACATGACGAAGCTGGGTTTCGTCGTCATGGACGGCCCGTTCGTATCCCTCGACCCCACCTCGGGTGGGCTGCACATGCTCTACGACGTCTCGCACAGCGTCCACGCCTCCAACGTGGGCGTGGCACCGGAAATCCCCGGACACCTAGTGCCGCTCATCGACAAGGGCGTGGTGTTCACCGAGCACACCCGCCTTGAGGCGATGCTGCAGACCGCCCGCCGGTTCCTGCGCGGCGTGGGGATGCCCGAGTACTGCGGGTCGATGTTCACCGTCCGCGCGGTCCTGCCGGACGTGGACGCCACCGACGAACGACCCACGCTGGTCCAGCGTGATGGCCGGGTCATCACCGTGCTATCTGGGAAGATCTGCGCGGCGGTGCAGGCGGCCGACGAGGTGCTGGCGGCGGTGCGCGAGGCGGTACCGGCCGCGTGACCCTCGTCTCCGTCATCACCCCGACCTGGCAGCGTCACGAAGTCCTCATGGACCGGTGCGTCCAGTCGGTGTTCGCCCAGACCTACCCGGCGATCGAGCATGTGGTGGTCAGCGACGGCCCCGACTGGACCGTGGCGGGGCTCATCGCCAACGACCTGTGGCGGCGGCCGCTCAAGACGAGGCCGTTGCGCTTCGAGATGCTCCACACCCACGTCGAGGGCACTGTCGACTACGGCAGTCGTGCCCGTAACCGCGGCCTCGAGGTGGCCACGGGCCACTACGTCGCCTACCTCGACGACGACAACGCATACCGGCCCGAACACATCGCCACCCTGGTCGCGGCGCTGCAAGACAGCCCGGACGTCGACTTCGCCTACTCGCAGATGGTCACCCATCCCAGCGGAAACCTGATCGGCTACCGGGAACCGCAGTACGGCGGCATCGACACGTCGCTGCTCATGCACCGGGCCGGGGTGCCGCAGAAGTATGGCATGTGGCCGGAGCCGCACGAGATCGCCGGGGACAAGCACGCCCCCGACTGGGGTGTCGTCGAACGCTGGCTCACCGCTGGCGCGCAGTGGGTCCACGTCCCGCAGGTCACCGTGGACTACTACGAATGAGAGTCCACGGCTTCCACGACGGCCACGCCTGCGGCTACTACCGGATCCTGCTGCCGTTCGACGCGATGGCCGCGCATGGCCACGACATCACCACTTCCTACGGGTGGGACGAGACAGCCCGGCAGGCGAACGTCATCGTCGGCGAGCGGGTCGGCCGGCACGGGGCGTTGCCGGTGTGGCGACGACTCCGCGCGCAGCACAAGGTCGTCTACGAGACGGACGACGACGTGTGGTCCATCGATCCGACGAACTTCTCCGCGATGATCACCCATGATGCGGCCACCCTGGACGCCAACGAAGAAGCGATCCGCGCCGCCCACCTGGTGACTGTGTCGACGGAGCCACTCGCCGAAGTTCTCCGCCGGTGGCATGACAACGTGGTGGTGCTGCCGAACCACATCGACGGCCGACTTCTCGACCTGCAGCGGCCGCAACGGGAAAAGCTCACCGTCGGGTGGGCCGGCGGGGACTCGCACCTGCGTGACCTGCAAATGGTCGCACCGCAGCTACGCAGGTTCCTCGAGCGCAACCCGGCGGTGGAGTGGCACAACATCGGCACCGACTTCCGCCCGTACATGAAGCTGACTGGCCGGTTCACTCCGTGGCAGTCGGACATCTGGGACTACTACCGGGCCATCGACTTCGATATCGGCCTCGCGCCCCTGGTCGACATGCCGTTCAACCGGTCCAAGTCCGCGATCAAGGCGATGGAGTACGCGGCGCTGGGTATCCCGGTGATCGCGTCCGACCGGGAACCCTACCGGCCGTTCGTCCTCGACGGGGTCACCGGCTACCTGGTCCGCGACGAGCACGAATGGACCAAGCGGCTACGCGAACTCGTCAACGACAACGCGATGCGGGAAGAGATGGGCCGCAAGGCTAAGGAACAGGCTGCGGCCTGGACCATTCAGAAGGGATTCAGGCTGTGGGAGCAGGCGTACGCAGGCTTGTAGACCAGCCGTACAGCATGTGCCTGGTGCTCGGGGCGCTCTGCGCCGAGTTCTACTCGCCACCCTCGGGCGGCTTCGTGCCGATCGGCTGGTATGTGAGGCGGTCACGATGAAGGTACGGATGAAGGTCGCCATTTCCGGCCAGCGCAACGGTGTGGAGTGGCCACCCGTGGGGTCAGTCATTGACCTCCCTGACGACGAGGCCGCCGGGTACTGCGCCGCTGGCATGGCTGAGCCCGTCACCACGTTCGCCGAAGCCGAGAAGGCAGTCATGCCGGAACCGGAGAAGCGCGGGCCGGTACGGCCGAAGAAGCAGGCCGGCGATGGATGAGCAGCCGGTGGGCTGGCTCGTGCTGGATCCCGAAGGAAACGTCGTCGCGTCCGGACCGCCGATGGAGTTGGAGATGACCACCGAAATAGGCGGCAGCGAGGAAGGGGCCGGCGATGGCAGCGATTGAGCAGGCGATGGTCTCGAAGATTCTGAACTCGACGACCAGCGCGACAGCGTTCACCACCCTGACGACCGGTTTCAAGGTGCGTCTGAACTCCACCGCCTCAACCGCGTCAGCCGCGGGTACGGAGATCGCCAGCGGTGGCGGATACACGACGGGTGGGCAGACCAGCACGGCGCCGTTCGCGTCGACGTCATCGGCCGGGTCGGCTGTGACGATCCCGCACACCGCCGTACTCACCTGGACGAACTCGTCCGGCGGCGCCTGGTCGATCGTCTCGCTGGACCTGACCGACGGCGCCGGGGTCCGGACCTGGTTCGGCAACTTCAACGGCCAGCCGATCAGCGTGGCGAGCGGCAACACGTTCCAGATCGCGCTGGACGCCATCTCCATCAGCCTAACCTGAGGGGGATCTCATGCCACTTCGTCAGACCTACTGCAACGTCCTAAACGATCCGCAGCTGGTCGCGGTCACCTCGGACACGTTCACCGGCCCGCAGGATCTCGTCCAAGGAACCCACTCGGCCGGCGCGCAGCCCTGCGTGATCCCGGTGAACTACCTGAAGCCGGGCACGGTTCTGCGCACCGAGGCGTTCGGGTCGTTCTCCACCACGGGCACGCCAACGCTGGTCTTCGGCGTGTACTTCGGCACCACCGCGCTGGCGGTGAACGTCGCGTTGACCACGGCGTCGGGTGCGGCGACGCTGCCGTGGCGGCTGCGGACCACCACGCACGTGCGGTCCACCGTTTCCAACACGGCGGTCGTCACGATGACGCAGGGCGAACTGTGGTACGGCACCACGCTGACCGCGGTCACGCAGATCCCCATCCCCGGTATCGCGATGGCGACGGTGAATGTCGACAACAGTTCGGCGCAGCCGTGGGCGGTGAAGGCCACGTACAGCGCGTCGAATGCGTCGAACATCGTGGTTCTGCACGGCTGGCTCGTCGAAGAGGTCACCCAGATCTAGGGAAGAGGCAGGCGTGCCCGCACTCAACGGTGAGATCATCTCAACTCTGCGGGACGGTAACGGTAACACCGTCATCGCGGTGGCCATCTTCTACGACCCGACCACCCGGCTCCTGCGCGACGGTAGTTACGTCACCGTGCAGGACGGCACGAAGACGGGCGCCATCGTCGCGGACAACACCACCGCGAACTCCATCACGGTGGTGCTGACCAACGCGCAGGGCGCCTCCCGCAACGTGAGCGTCCCGGCGCACGGCCGGGCGTTGACGGCCGCGCAGTTGGCCGCGTTGCCGAACCCGGTCACCACCCTCGACGACGTCAACGGGTTCACGTTCCAACTCGGCTGAGTAGGGGGCGGCCGTGGCCTTCTCGGCGGTCCAACGCATAGCCAAAGGCGCGAACGCCGCATCCATCTCTATCGGTGCCGGGGACGGGTGGGCCACCCCGACCACCGGCAACCTGTTGGTTGTCAGCGCGAACTCCGACGCTACCGTCACGATCACCGGCACCTGGACGGCTGGGCCGTCGGTCGTCGACGGGAACGGTACCTACATCTGGTACCGGATCAGCGACGGTACCGAGTCCACCGTCACCTGTACGCCGTCGGTGTCGGACACCATCGCCATCACGGCGTGCGAGTACAGCGGGAACACGGCCACACCGTTCGACGTCTCCAACACGTCGACAATCGCCGGGTCGGCCGGTACCACCACCACCTCCGTGTCGGTCACCACCACAGCCGACGCTGACCTCATCATCGCGGCGGCGTGCACCCACACCCCGGGTAGTACGGCGCCGACCAGCCCGAGCTGGACGAACAGTTTCGTCAACCAGCTCACCGCCACCTCCGGCGGGTCGCTGGCGATCGAGACCGTCACCTTCTACGCCGAACTGATCGC